ACATGGATGGCTTGAACTTGTCATTTGTGATTCAAGATGAAATACACGAACAAAAGAACAGCGCAATGTATGATGTCTTATTTCAATCGCAAGCATTTAGAGCACAGCCCATATACATGTTAATAAGCACCAATGGCTTCGTTCGTGAAGCCTTTTTTGATGCCAAATATAGCGAGTATGCAAACATAGCACTGTGGAATGAGGGATTTGAAGACTATACAGTGTTACCGCTCATATATGAGCTAGACAACAGAGAAGAATGGACTGATGAAGAGGCTTGGATAAAAGCAAATCCAGGTCTAGGCACAATCAAAAAGATTGATACATTAAGGAATCATGTTGAGAAGGCGCAACGAAATCCTCAGTTCCTTCCAACAGTTCTTACAAAGGACTTCAATTTGCCTGAAAATAGCGCAACTGGATGGTTGTCATATGAAGAGGCTAATAACACTGAAGTAGTTGATATGGAATATTTGCGTAACAGTTATGCGATTGGTGGATGCGATTTATCAGCAACAACGGACTTAACATGCGCAACGGTCATTATACGTAAGCCGAATGATATAAATACATATGTTTTGCAGAAATATTTCATCCCAGAATCAAAGATGGATGCAACGAGAGGTGATACTAACAACAATCTTGAAGCGCCATATAAACTTTGGTCTGAACAAGGGTGGCTAAAAATTTGCGAAGGAGCAACAGTTAATTACCACGATGTAACAGAGTGGTTTGCTGATTTAGTTAGAGAGTACAATATACGGCCACTTAAGATTAGTTATGATGCTGCTCTATCGGGATATTGGGCAGAAGAGATGAAAGAGTATGGATTTGAGATGGAGAAGATAAGACAAGGAGCATTTACTTGGACTTATCCAATGAAACTCCTTCACGGTGCATTTGCAGAACATAAGATTATCTATCAAAACAATCCAATGCTGAAATGGTGCTTGCTCAATACGGGAGTCAAGACAGCCAATGCAAAGGGCATTGAATCAATTATGCCAGTTAAAGGTTCATCTCAGAAGAGAATAGATGGAATGGTATCACTACTTAATGCCTGGACAGGCTTATACAACGATGAGGAAGATTATATGAGGTGGATTAAGTAAATGAATATATTCACAAAATTTTTTAACGGTTTTCGCTCGGGAATCAGAAGCTTGAGTAGATGGAAAGAGATGGGGTCGTTCACTGCGGTTTTCTCTAACTTTGGTCGAAATATGAATCGGTCAGAAATAGTTAGATCGTGCATAAGACCGTTGGCCGAACAAACATCAAAGGCATCTGCAACGTGTACGGATAAATCTATCGAGAGAATGCTCAGATTGAGTCCGAATCCGTTTATGAACGGTAAAGATTTCTTATACAAGCTGAGAACTCAGTATGAACTAAAAAACACAGCATTTATCTTAATTATGCGTGAGAACAATACTATAACAGGGTTTTATCCAATCCCATACATAACATTCGAGGGATTAGAAGATGAACAAGGCGATATATACATCAAGTTCTATACCGCAAAGGGTGAATACATATTCCTGTGGGATGATTTAGTAGTGCTCAGGAAAGACTATAACGAACATGATATAGGCGGAGATGATAATGATATTCTACTCAACACACTTGAGATGATAAATGTATCTAATCAGTCTATATCTAATGCGATAAAATCCACAGCGAATTTGCGCGGAATTTTGAAGAGTACCAAAAGCATGCTGGATGTCAACGATACAAAAAACATTAGGGATGAGTTTATTAAAAACTATATGGACTCTGCAAATGAGGGTGGTGTAGCAGTCCTTGACACATCTATGGAGTTCACACCTATAAATATGTCACCAACAATCGCAACTTGGAATAATCAGAAGGAATTTCGAGAGAATGTATATAGATACTTCGGTGTGTCAGATGAAATCATTATGAGCAAGGCTACACCAGAACAGATGCAGGTATTCTATGAAATGAAAATAGAGCCATTTCTTATGGCGCTATCTCAGGAGCTAACAAGGAAACTCTTTTCAGAGAGACAACTTGCATTTGGTAATGAGGTAATATTTCAATCTAGCACAATACAGTTTATGAGTATGAGTGATAAATTGGCGCTTAAAGATTATATTGACCGCGGAGCTTTGACACCTAATACATGGTGCGACATTGTAGGATTGCCACATGTAGAGGGTGGAGACGAGCCTATAAGGAGGCTTGACACTGCACCTGTGAGCAAAGTTGCGAGTTCACTAGAAGGAGAAAAGGATGATGAATAAAGAGAGGGAATATAGGAATCTCGAATTAAGAGCAGATACAAACGATTCAGGAGATTATTTAGTACGTGGATATGCATCAACGTGGGATAAATACATGTTGTGGGAGTGTGATGGCATTGAATATTACGAAGAAATTGATAGAAACGCATTTGAAGAGGCTGACCTATCAGATGTTGTATTTAGAGTTGACCACACAGGCAGAGTATATGCGAGAACATCGGCTAATACAGTGAGTTTGAGTACAGATGATACAGGGTTAGCAATCACAGCCGATTTATCTAAGACAACAGCAAGTAGAAGTTTGTATGAAGATATCGTAGCAGGTAACTATCCGAAGATGTCATTTGCATTCACGGTTAAGGAGGATAAGTACAATTCCGAAACTAGAACACGAACAATTTTAAAAATTGATAAGGTGTTCGACGTATCACCAGTGTCATTCCCTGCAAATCCCAATACGGAGATTAGTGCGCGTGACTACTTCAACGGAGTGATTGAAGGAGCCGAAGCGGAGAGACTTAAGCGCATTAGATTTTCGAATATGGAATTGCAGAATGAAATAAAGAGAAACATTATCATAGCAAAGCTAGAAGGGAACCTAAATGAATAAGGACGAAGTAATGAAGAGCCTCAAAGAGGTTAATGAAGAAATCGAAGAAATTATCAAGTCACTAGATGAATCTACAGATGGTGATGGTGATAAGAATGATGATCCAGACGAAAAGCGAGCAAAACTTGAAAAGCTGGAAAAGAGATCCAATGAATTAATCTCAAAAAAGCATGACCTTGAGAGCCAGCTTAAGGAGATAGAGGCGAGAGAAGTTAAAGAAAACAAGCTGAAAGAGCTAAGAGGTATGCTCAAGGCAACAAAAACAATCGAGAAGAGAGGAACAGAAGACATGGAAAAGAACTACAACATTGATGGAGCGGAGTATCGCAGTGCATGGGTGAGAGACCTAATGGGTAAGGAACTCAACACAGAGGAAAGAGCAGCACTCACAAATGCAAATGCTGTTATCCCTACAGGAATCGCTGAAGAGGTATATTCAATCGTAGAAGCTTCACCTCTTGTAGATGCAGTAGATGTATCTCACATTACAGGCTATGTAACATTTCCAGTAGAGACTGCAGCATCTGATGCAGCGTGGGTAGCAATGGCAGCAGCTGCAACTGATGGAACAGACACACTCACACCTATCACGCTTAATGCTTACAAGCTGATTAAGACTGTGGAGATTACAGCAGATATCAGCGCGATGTCGGTAGCTGCATTCGAGAAGTGGATTGTCGCAAGACTTGCTGACAAGATTCTTAAGGCTGTAAATAATGCAATTCTTAACGGAACAGGAGCATCACAGCCATCGGGTATCTTCAAGGTTAAGAATTCCGCAACTGGAACATTCACTAAGGCAGGTATGACATACAAGGACCTAATGAAGGTGCTCGCTGCACTTCCAACAGGCTATGCTGCTAACGGAACACTAGTAATGAACAGAGCACTGTTCTATGGCGACGTGCTAGGAATGACAGATTCCAACGGACAGAAGGTGTGCGTAGCTGATGCGCAGTCACCAGCTAAGTTTAATGTTCTTGGATATCCAGTAATCATTGATGACAACTGCCCAGCAGACAAACTGCTATTTGGTGACCTCAAGGCATACAAGTTCAACTTTGCGGCAGACACAGAAGTTAAGCCTGATGCATCTGTAGGATTCAGAAGCGGGTCTGTTGTTTGGAGAGCAATGACACTTGCTGACGGAAACCTAGGAGATGCAAGAGCAATCGTAAGATTCGACAGAGCGAACGCATAAGGAAGTGATTGACAATGAACGCACTGGACTCCGTAAAAACAGCGCTGAGAATAAAGCACAGCAAGTTAGATGAGAGCCTTAAGGCTGATATCGATACTGCACTTGATGAGTTAAAACGCGTTGGAGTTTCCAGCGCGTTTACTGTCATTAAGAACGGTGAAATTGAAGATTTGCTGGTGCTTAAGGCTGTTCAAACATATTGCCTATGGCAAAATACCGACTCGGATAAACTGATGGAAAAGTACAGAGATGCATTTTATATGCAAGCTGACGGATTAAGAAAGGACACGGATAGACAGAATGTATAACAAACTTGTGACACTCTATAGGATAGATATATCGCAAGATGATAGTGGCAATGAGGCCGTGACACTTATAGATCCTCAAGAGCTATTCTGCAGGGTTAAGTCTATAGGCATGAAAGAGTTTTATGCAGCAGCTACTGCAGATATGACTCCAGAGCTAACAATAGTACTTGCTGACGAATATGATTACAGCAATCAAAAAGTTGCTGAATATGAAGGTGTGTTTTATGACATCAGCCGAACATATGTAAATGGACATGAGGTTGAATTAACACTGATGAAGAGGCTAGGAACGAATGAACGATAGCATAGAATCGCAGATTGTAGATATCTTGAATACATACAACGAGGATGTCAAGAAAACAGTTGAACGAGTTGGGAAGAGTGTTGCCAAAGACTGTGTAGCTGATGTAAAAGCAAGAGCTAGCGAAAACTTCAAAGGTGAAGGAAACTATGCTAAAGGTTTTAAAGCAAAAAAGCTGAAAGAAGGAAGCTATGTTGTGTATAATGCGACGAAACCTGGATTAACTCATTTACTGGAAAATTCTCATGTTACAGGAAGGGGTACAGGAAGATATACAGGGAGACCTCACATCAAACCAGCTGAACAGAAAGCAATTAGAGAATATGAGGAGAAGCTTAGAGAGGAGTTAAATCGTGGGTAAAATTAGTCAATTGAATAACTGCTTAAAAAAGCTAAAAGTACCTGTGGCATATGGTAGGTTTAAAAGAAAGCAAGAGTTTCCGTTCATTATCATGATAGGAGCTGGAAGCACATTCTTTTCAGCAGACAATAATTCTATATTCCACGGAGAAAGTGAGTATAGGGTAGAGCTTTACTTTCAAAATAAGGATGAAAGTCTAGAAGAGGCAATTGAAAATGCTCTTGTTAGTAATGAGTTTGCGATTCTAGATAAGAGTGAAGATATCTACATTGATAAAGAAGATTGTTTTGAGGTGTACTACACAGTCTCATAACATGAAAGGAGAAAAAATGGATAAGAATAAAGTTGAATTTGGTATATCCAACTTACATATGGGAACATACGAGGTAAATCCCAATACTGGAGCTGTAACAATGGGTGAAGGAATTCTAATGCCAGGTGCGGTATCTCTATCGCTAGAGCCTGAGGGAGATAGCAATCCATTCTATGCTGATGATACGATATTCTTCAGCGATTATCAGGATAATGGATTTTCGGGAACTCTGAAGGTGGCAAAATTCACTGATGATTTCAAGAAGAAATTTATGGGATATGCAGAAACCAAGGATGGTGGACTAGCAAGCGTTAAGGGGGCTGTAAAACCACCTCTATGGATATCATTTGAAGCAAAAGGTGATAAAGAGAAGAGAAGAGTACTGCTCTACAATGTAACACTTGGTGGTATATCAAGAGAGTACGAGACTATTAGTGATAAGAAAGAGCCAGCAACTGAATCATCAAAAATCACAGTAATTGGTGATAATGCAACTGGACTTACACAGGTAGTGTACAATCCAGGCGATGCAGGATATGCCAATGTATTTACTACACCAGCAAAGCCAGAATTAAAGGGGTAATCAATAATGAAAAAAACAATTAAAATTGATGGCAGTCAGCCTTGTGAACTTAACAGTTCACTTGGCTGGCTATTTATTTATAGAGAAGAGTTCGGACATGACATACTACCCGATCTAATGCCACTAATAGAGGCATTGCTAGGTACAGTGGCAAAAGCAATTGATGATGAAAGCGATAGCGACAACATATTAGCGCACATCAATGGAGAAGTAATTGAAGATGCGCTAGATACACTGTACGGCCTAGAAACAACAACGGTACTTAATATCATTTGGGCGCTTGCAAAAAACAGTAATCCTAAAATCAAAGGTCATTTTGAATGGGTTAATCAGTTTGAGCGTATTGAGCTTGATAAGATTCTAGTACCGGTATTTGAATTAATCGTAAGTTCTTGTGTAAGTCCAAAAAACGCAAAGAGCCTTCTGAAGATAAAGAAAGCAGCGAAGAAAATCAAGGAGGCTATACCTTCAATGACATCCTCATTGCCTGTATCGACAGAGGGCTAACACTAGAAGATGCTAGACATATGGAGCTGGGGCAGATTGTAGATTTTTGCCAGACATGGAATGAACTACATAGTACAGATGATGGTTCTGAAGAGGTTAGCAGTGTTAACAGTAGTCGCAAAGCGAATCAGAGCGATTGGGATAACTTCCTAGGATAGGAGATAAAATGGCAGGAAATATCAAAGGAATAACAATTGAATTTCGGGGAGAGACTACCAAGTTAGGAAAGGCGATGCGCACAATTAAGAAAGAATCACGAAGTGTAGATTCCGAGCTTAAAAAAGTGAATCAAGCATTGAAATTTAATCCTGGCAACACGGAACTAATTGCGCAAAAACAGTCTCTTCTGAAGCAGAAAATCAAGTCGACAGAACAGGCACTAAGTGAATTAAAGAATGCACAAAAACAGCTTGATGCAAAAGGTGTTGATAAGACATCCGCAGAATATCAGAGCTTAAGGCGAGAAATCATAGAAACTGAGTCGAAGTTGAAGACATTCAATAGAGAACTGAGAAAGGTCAAATCGCCATCCCTTATACATGCAAGTGTAGAGTTTAAGAGATTTGGAAGCACACTAACGCATATTGGGCGTAATGCAACAATAGCAGGCGCTGGATTAATTGCGTTAGGTTCTAAGTTTACGTCGGCCGCTATGAAAGCGCAACAATCACAAACAAAGCTAGAAGAGGTCATGAAATCCATGATGGGTGCTAGTAAGAAACAAGTTGCTGAAATAAATAAGGTAATTGATGCAGAGGCTAAGACCGGTGTTGTTAGCAAAACAGCACAGCGTTCGGGTGCACAGCAGTTAGCAACATACTTACACAGCACATCAGCATTAAAAAAGCTAACACCAGCCATGAATGATTTAGCCGTACAGATGCATGGAACAAATGTAACACAAGAGGATATGGTAAACACCGCTAATATGTTCGGTAAAGTGTACTCAGGTCAGGTAGGAGCACTTAGACGTGCTGGTGTTTCATTTGACAAAGCACAGGAGCAGGTTCTGAGATATGGAAATGAAGAGGAAAAAGCCGCAATGCTTGCACAGGTTATTTCTCAAAATGTTGGAAATATGAATCAGAAGATGGCGGAAACACCATCAGGACAGCTTGCCCAAGCACGTAATCAAATTGCTGGCATGTCAGCTCAATTAGGAGCAACATTACTCCCAGCACTTGGGAAACTAGCTGCATGGGTTAGCGCTAATATTCTTCCCAAAGTACAGGCATTAATAAATTTCCTTCAAGCACATCCAGTGATGGCAAAAATAGCAATTGGAATTACTGCTGTGCTTGCTATAGGCGGGCCTCTGCTTGTTATGATAGGGTCAATTGCAACAGCAATTGGTGTATTAATACCTGTAATAGGAGCAATAACACTACCAATGCTCGCTATAGTTGGAGTAATAGCTGGTGTAATTGCAGCAGGAGTTGCACTATATACTCATTGGGCACAAGTAAAGGCAAGAGCTGCGCAAGAATGGAACGCGATTAAATCCGATGCTGTTAAGATATGGAATGCAATTAAGAATGCAATAGTAAGTCCGATTATGACAGCATATGCAACAGTTAAGGCTGTCATAAACAAAATTAAAAGTGTGTTTAATGCAATTAAACTAAAGCTTAACATTAAGCTACCACATTTATCTGTACATGGAGGCAGTCCACCATTCGGAATTGGTGGGAAAGGAAGTTTGCCAAAATTTGATGTCAAATGGTACAAAACAGGAGGTATTTTCAACAACGCAAGTGTAATCGGTGTTGGTGAAGCTGGCACTGAGGCTGTTGTACCGCTGGACAAGCTGTGGAGTCAGATGGATAACATGTTTGAGAAAAATAATTCTCAGCAAGCAATTATGTTAGGACAAATTGTACAGCTTATGAAGGAGATGCTTTATATAAGTCAGCAGCCAACGAGAATTAAGATGAATGATCGTGAGTTGGGAAGACTGATTAATTCGGTAACTTAAAAGGGTGCTTAATATGAAAGATAAAATACGTTATTACGATAGACATGGTCAGCTTCGTCTTACATTTAATGAATTTCCGTATTATTCAGAAATCTCTGATTTCAAGAACTGGACATGGACATTTGATGAACAGTTTGGGCAAGTTAGAAATTTGAGGAGAAGCAAGAAAGAGTATGCGCTGAAAGTAGGTATAGTAAGTGATTCCCAAGCTCTAAGAGACAAGCTGACCGATGTATTTACAGAAGATGTGCTAGCTGGCCAACCTGGAACACTAGAAATAAGAGGATGGAAACTTCCTTGTTACATTATTGAATCTGAATATAGTTATGATATGCGCGTGGAGAGACAGGCAATATTCAAAGTAAGAGCTACAATATCTGCATGGACAAGAAGAACATTTCACACACTTGGAATTTCAAGTACAGTTCAGAAAGGTGAAGATTTATGGAGAAATTATCTAGCGACAGGAGAACTTGCAATTCCTGGGCGAGGCTATAACTTCGGATATGAAACAGGGATATCTGTTAGTGAAAATATAGAACTTGCTACTGTAGGTGCAGGATTTATTGCAACGATATATGGTGCTGTGAGTAATCCGATATTTTATATCAACAATAAGCCAATACATATTAATGTAGGAATAAAAGTTGGTGAACAGTTAAGAATAACATCAGTTTCAAATAAGAAGACCATTGAAGTTATACAGCCTAATGGAACAACTAAAAGCGCATTTGTGTTCAGAGACAAAGAGAACTCGCCATTTATTACATTAGATAAAATGAATGAAATAGCATATGGTGAGTTGCACATGGATTTCGAGACAGTAGAGACAAGGAGTGAGCCATCATGGAATTAATCTACATAAAAGAGAACTGGCAAGGTCACGTCCTAGATAGTGGAATCTTACAACATTATGAAGCGGATTTTGAGATAGGAGAAGAAAATAACAACTTCGAAATCACAATGGCAACACCGACAAGAGATGAACTTCTATATATAGAAA